TTCCCCGAGATGATGGCGCAACAGAACGAAACCTTCATGGACGAACTCTTCCCGAGCAACCTGAAGGGTACGAAGTCACCGCCGACGGATTGATGCTCGTCTCGGGCGAGGTTGGGACGCCTGCGGGGGTTATGGACACCCTGATTTGTGCCGTGCCGATCTATCTCTCGGACATTGGTAAGGGGGAGGCGACGGCGGGAGCGGTCATTACGTTCTCGGTCTATACTCCGTTCGAGGGCTGGACCGATGTCGCGATCCCCGGCGAGGCGGCGTCGCGGTCCGATATGCTCTTTGCCGCCTTCGGCAAGAACGCCATCCCCTTCGCCAACCGGGCGGCGTTCTTCAGCTATGTTCAGGCGGCACAAGGCAAGCTGCTTAAAGAAAGGAAGATGACAACCGTGTGGGAACAATATGGTTGGAAAGGCGATCGGTTCTTCTACGGCGACCGGCTCTACTCGCCCGGCAGCGCTGCGCCGACGGTCGTGAAAGCGGCGGGAGAGGCTGCAAGCCGGTCGCGGTTCCTTAAGCCCTCCGGCGACTTCAACAAGTGGCGCGAGGCCGCGCAAATGCTCCATATGAAAGGATGCGAGCCGCAGGCCGTCGCGCTCCACGCCGCCTTCGCATCGGTTCTCATGCCGTTCCACGTCAGAGGCGAAGGCGGGGCGATCCTCTCCCTGTTCTCCAGCGATACAAACAACGGCAAGTCAACAGCCCTGACTGCAGCCGCGTCGGTTTGGGGGGAGTTGGAAGGTTTGCATCTGCTGAACTCCTCTACGCTCGTGGCCCGCTCGCTCATATGGGCCGCGCTTTGCAACCTCCCCGTGGTCTATGACGAATGCACGAAGACAGACCCCGGCATCCTTCGCCAAATGGTCGAGATTTTCACGACGGGCCACGACCGCCAGCGGGGGCAGGCCAACGCCACGCTGAAGCATGCGTCGAACGGCTGGCAGATGATCATGATAACAGGCGGCAACCAGAGCCTTGTCGAGACTCTGGAATACGACACGGGGTCGAGCGCTCAGGCCTATCGTATCCTTGAGCTGATGCCCCGGCTCCCCAAAGACCTGGCGGGCGGCGACAATATCAAGCGTACGTTCGAGAATAATTACGGCTTCGCCGGCGACTTCTTCATGCGCTACCTGGTCGGGACGCCAGGCCGGCTCGCCAGGGCGGTTGAGGATATGCACAAGGCCTATACCGAGATCCAGGCGCAGCGCGGCTGGTCGAACGACTATCGGTTCTGGTTGCGACTGATCTCCGCGCTGAAGGTATCCATGCAGATCGTACGCGAAGCGCAGATCATGGAGTTCGACGACCAGCGGCTCTTTGACTGGCTGGTCGAGACGTGCAATGCGTCGGTCGTCAAAGCGCCTCTCGCGGGCAGTAGCCCCGGCGGGATGTGGAGCCCCGAGATGATGCTCACAACGTATATCAACACGGTCCACGGCGGCGTCCTCGCGGTCGAGGTCGCCTATTCGCCCACGGGGCTCGGGTCGAGCCAGCAGGCGAACAAGGTCTTCAACTGCCCGATCGTCGGGCGGTATGAGCGCAAGACGAACACGCTCTACCTGAGCTGGTCCGCTTTCAGTTCGTGGCTGATCAAGCAAGGCCAGTCCCCCAAGACCGTGCGCCGGGAACTGACGAACGCGAAGAAAGTCTCCTCCGCCTTGAAATCGATTGCGCTCGCCGCCGGCGTCGGTTTGCCGAGCCGGGAGGAGGACTGCCTTGTTGTGTTGGACTCGGAGCGGATGGCGACGCTGGACGGCAATGTTGTGGCAATGAAGGGCGCATCATGAAACTCCTCATCATCGATCCCTACGGCGATGCCCTGGACCTGTCCATCAGGGCAAAGCGCGACAGCCATCAGGTTAAACACTTCATCCGGTCCCCGCTCACTAAACCGAACGTGATCGGGAAAGGGTTGGTTGAACTGGTTCCGGGGTTCGAGAGCTATCTTAAATGGGCGGACGTGATCTTCTGTGCCGACAACACGCTCTATCTTCACGAGCTCGCCGCCTACCGTAAGCGCCACGGGACGTTGATCGTCGGGCCGACCCCCGAAGCAGCGCAATGGGAATTGGATCGGGAGCTTGGGCAGAAGATTCTCAAGCTGCACGGCGTGCCGACGATCCCGTATAAAGTTTTCAACAATTACGACAAGGCAGCCGCCTTCGTGAAAAAAGAAAACCGACGGTTTGTTTGCAAGCCTTGCGGCAATGAACTTGATAAGTCGCTCAGCTATCTCGCCAAGACGCCGGCGGACATGCTATATATGCTTGAGCGCTGGAAGAAGGCCGGGAAGCACAAGGGCTCATTCCTGCTCCAGGACTTCGTCGAGGGCATAGAGATGTCCGCCGATGGCTGGTTCGGCCCCGGCGGGTTTAACCGTGGATGGAGCGAGAGCTTCGAATTCAAGAAGTTCATGAACGATGACAAAGGACCTAACACAGGCGAGCAAGGCACTGTCCTCCGCTATGTCGCTCAAAGCAAACTTGCCGCTAAAGTCCTCACCCCCCTCGAAGACCCCCTCGCCGAAATGGGGTACGTGGGCTACGTTAGCGTCAACTGCATTATCGACGATGCAGGAAACCCTTGGCCCCTCGAACTCACCATGCGCCCCGGCTGGCCGACCTTCAATATCGAAGCCGCCGTCCGAATCGGAGACTCTGTAGAATGGCTGGCGATGCTGGCGATTGGGCAAGACGCCCGGAATATCTTGCTCGACTCAGTGGCCTTGGGCGTCGTACTCGCGATGCCGGACTATCCCTACAGCAAGTCGACGAAGAAGGACGCGTGCGGGGTCCCGATCTACGGACTGGACGAGAAGACGTGGCCGTGGGTCGGAGCCTGCCAGTTGATGGCGGGGAGCGCGCCATTCGAGAAGGAGGGGAAGTTCTCGACACAACCGTGCATAGTGAGCGCGGGGGATTATCTGATGGTCGTGTCGGCCAACGGGGAGACAGTGAGCCGCGCGAAGGAACGAGCTTACAAACGTGTGGAGAAGTTCACGATCCCCAACAGTTTAATGTACCGAACGGATATTGGGATGCGCTTAAAGAAGCAACTGCCGGAACTTCAGGCCAACGGATATGCGACGAACTTAAGGTTCTGAGCCCGCAAGAGAAACTCGCATACCTCACGAACCTCTGTCTCGACCGCAAGATTGAGTTTCTGGAGATGAAATTCGACCCCATGGACCCCGACGATCAATGGGCCGTCAAGCTCCAGCAGCAGAGCGCCGATGCCGGGATCACAGCGCAGATGCGCAGCGATGAGAATTTCATGAAGGCGCGCCAGGGCGACGCCATCGCAACCATTCTAACGCAGCTCCTCCAGCGCGAGGACGAGCTTGCGCAAGCAGGGTTAGTTATTTCTGCCGTCGCGTCTTGACAGCCCTTCCTGCACTTTCTAAATAGAAAGGTAGCAGAAAGGAATTAGAATGCGCATTCCTGAGATCCAGAATCGTTTACTTCGACTTGCCGCCGCACACTCCCTCCCCGAACTGGCCGAACTGGCCGATGCGCTTTACAGGCGCAAGCCGCCACAGCGCGCTGCCGCTGTTTCTGCCCGAATGACGCCCGAGACGCGAGGCAAGATCAAGGCGTTGCACGCCGCTGACCCTGATCTTCCCCTTGCTCGAATTGCCGCCGCACTCAACGTGAACCCAGGTCGCGTAAGCGAAGTGTTAAGAGGGTTCCGCAAATGAGAATCAATTCTCGCCACACGGACGCAGAACGAGGCGACGATGCCTACTTCACCCCGCCCGAGGCCACACGCGCCCTACTTGCTATCGAGGACGTTCCGCGTTCTGTAGCAGACCCGGCGTGCGGGGCCGGCGCTATCCTCGAAGTATGCAAGGCCGCTGGTTACACTGTCTATGGCTCGGACATAATTAATTATGGCTGGCCGCACACCATCGTCCGAGATTACCTTGCAGCGCCGATTCACTGGGGCGATGTTGGTTTGGTGACCAATCCGCCCTATAAGATGGCGCTGGAATTTGTTCAGAAGGCCGTGACGGAAGGCGCGCCCTTCGCCGCTTTTCTCCTACGTATCAACTTTCTAGAGAGCGCCAGGCGCAAACCCTTCTTCGAGAAACACCCGCCGGCGAAAGTATGGGTGTCGTCCCGCCGTTTGCCGATGATGCACCGCCTGGGATGGACGGGGCCTATTGCGCCAAGCAACTGCTGCTACGCATGGTTCATCTGGAAGCCGGGTGTCGAAGAGACGCGTGTCAGCTGGTTTGATTGGGCAGAGCACAGTCCTACTTCTGCCGAGCCTTTGCGGCTTTCTCGTGAGCCTGCTTAGTTTTCCAGCGCCGATCGTGAAGGCTCTTCATCATCTTGCGATAGGCCTCCGGGTTCTGCAACTCGGGCGACGCGGGCTTCATGCCAAACATGCGCTCGACGGGAAGGATGTTCGATCCCTTCTTGATGTTTGTTGCCTGCCCGACCGATATAGGCGTAATCGTGTCGATTAAATGCCCAGCCACCTGCCCCATCTGGTCAAGCAGAGGGCTGTCCGGGTTGCGGATCGGATCGCCGCGCCAGTCCTTGTTCGTTGTAATGTCGATGATCGCCTTCGTCGCGCCCGACATCTTGGCGTAGGCTTCCTCGCCCAGCGTCTTGTCGCCCGCAAGCACTTCCTTCCACGCGAGGATGTCCTTGCCGTAGCCCGGCTCCTGGACGCGCTCAGGTTGAGTAGCGCTGAACTTCGTGGGAGGAACTGCGCCACCGGTACGTCCAGCGATCAGGTCATGGAAGTCCCCCGGCGGCTCACCGGTCTTCACGAACTGGTAGAGCCCGTTCGTGAACGCAACTGCGAGCGCCAGCCCCACAAGGTACGAGGCGGCAGGACTGTAGTGCGGGGACTTCATGGAGAGGCTGGACGGGTGCCGGGCCAGTTGCAGCGCGCCACCGCCGATCTCGCGGAAGGTGCCGAGCGCCCACGAGTATGAGAGCATCCCCACCTGCGCCGCCTGTTTGACCGACTGATTCCAGAACAGGTTGTCCTGGATCATCTCGCCGAATCGGTTGTCCACCGAGTCCACAATCTTGCGCGCGGCGGCGATCGTCTCATTATGCGAGGCGGCCGGGTTCGCTTCCAGCCACGCGGACATATTCTCCATCATCGCGCCGTTCTTCAGGCGCGGAATATAATACTGGAACAGCGGCTCCATGATCGTGTCCATCGACCGACCGATGTCGCGCACGAACTCAGTTGCAGCCGTCGCCGCCTTGGCGGGGATACCCTTCGCCTCCGCGATCCGCTGAGCTTGTCCGTGCAACTGCGCTCCAAGCGCGCCGCGTCGGTAAGCCGAGATGAACGAGCCGGCCGACGTAGCCGACAAGGTCTTCTCCATCTTGGACATGCGCGCGTTGCCCTCGGTCAGCAGGTCTACCAACTGTCGGCTCTCTTTGTTACCTGGCGAGAGCCCGAGATAAATGTCGCGCGCCTTGTCACCCTTCATCGCCAGGGTGACGGGAGCTGCCGGCGCTTTGAGCATCGTGCCAAGCCCCTTCAGCCGTTGGCCGGAAGTCGCGAGTTGTGACACGCCCTTGGCGAACTGATTGACGATAGCCTCCTGCGCCATCGTGGAGGCGTGGAAGCCCGACATCCCCAACTCCAGGCCAGTCACGGCGTTGGACACCGCGCGCGGGGTGTCGAGCCAGGTGACGCCCTTTGACACGAAGCGGTTCCAGTTTTTCGCGACTTCGGCGGGCGCGTAAGCGCGCATCTCGCCGCCTGGCGTCAACTTACGGCCGAGTCGCCCTTCCAACGGAACCCATCCCTCGGGGACTTTGCTCGGGTTCAGAGCAAACTTGATAGCCTTCTGTTCCTTCGCGATGTCAAACGCTTCGTTCATCGCAATGACGCGATCCATATTGGACGTGTACATCTGCGCCGCGTCCAGCGGGGTCACGCCCGACTTCAGTTTCAGCCCGGCGGCGAGCCCGTCCGAAATTGTGGGGATCGTTCGTTTCTTGAGGTTGCGCGTCGAGCCTTGTTTGCCGCCAAAACCAGCAGCGAAATTCTGCGCCGCGCGCGGATTCTCCCATATGTTATGCGGGAAATAATCTTCCTGAAACTCCATGTCTGCCGTAGACCAACTATTGCGCAACTTGTCTTTGCGGATTTTAAACTCCTTCTGGAGTTGGTCCGCGATAGGCTTGATGTTCTCGGGGATCGACGCGCCCTTCGAGCGGTTCTCGATGTGCCCGACAATCCCCCACTGTTCTTCCACGGGCATTTTGTTGACCTGTCGCACGAATGGTTCCCGCGCCGCCTCCGAACGCATCGAGTCCCGAGTCCCGAGACCAATCTGCTGGCGGAGTACTCCTTGCATGGACTTGCCGGGCGTGAAGCGCTCATGCGGCTGCATAACGTTAACAGGCTGCGGTTTATAGTCGCCTGCTGCGGAGCCGAGAGATTTTGCGGGGACGGGAAGCTCCGGTTGGGGCGCTTGCGCGCGCGTCTCACCTGCGTATTTTCTTAGCGCATTGTTCTTTACAGGCCCTATAGAAGCAGGCGTGACGTTTGTGTGCGCCTCTATCAATGTGCGCATTTGTTGTTGGAAGTCAGGCCCCCGATTTATATTCCCGTAATCCTGGGCCAACGCTTTGTATTGTTCGAATGACTGCGCACCGCCTCGTGCCCGTATTTCTTTGGCGACCTGCAGAAGAGCCGAAGGCCGACCATGCTCGTTCGTATCGCCGGCGAGCACCTTTTTCCACAGCATATTGTGCATGTTATCTGCTATAGCGCCGCCCGCTTCGCCTATCCGGCTAAAACCCGCCCCAGAAGAAATGGTGGGCTGTCCAATTAGTGACCGAGCCATGGGGGTATCGAGCGGAGGTAGCGCCGTTTCCACTGCCTCTACCCCGCGAGCAGCAGAGGTTGCGAGCGCGGCCTTGGGCGATGTCTCCGGGTGGGCTGCGGCTTTCGGTTTCGAGGCGAGCCCGCGTGCAGCGGCATACAGCAGCCCGCCGGCTGCGCCGCCTGCGACCTGCCCCGCGAAGTTAGCGATGGTCTTGTATTTATCGGGAACGGCTTCTTCGGCAAGGACGCCTGCTGCGCCTGCCCCCGCGCCAACGGCCGCCGATCCCCCGGAGACATCCCCCAAGGCCGCGCCCGCGATCTCCGCCGCGCGCGGACCAAGCGCGCCTGCGGCTCCGAGACCTTGCGCCATGCTGGCAGGGAGAAGCGTCCCGGCGACGCCTTGCCCAGCACCGCGCGCGACTTTTTCGCCAAGCGTGTTCGCCTTGACTGTACGTGGGTCTGCGCCGATCGCGCCCATGGCGGACTTGATCTGTTCGCTTCCGCCCAA